CTGAGCTAAGGTGTTTTTCGGATTGCTTTCATCAATGTCTTCATTTAACTTAATAAAGTCCTTGATTCCGCGACCCGTTTCTTTTTTATAATTAAGATAAGCGGCAACATCCTCAGGTAGCTCACTAGCCTTTTCGCGCTCTGCGAAGAGTTGGTCTACCGAATCAATCTGCTTATCGTAGCGATTCTTAATAAATGAAAGAACGTCCTCCTCCGTTAAGGAGGGTGTTTCCTTTTGTTCCGAAACAACTGAAGTGACCTCCTGCTGCTTTGGTGTTTCGTTTTCAGAAAGTGATTGTTCGTGTTTAGCGAGCAACGCCCCTTCTATTTCTTGAATTGATTTGGCCTCAACCGAACCAAGTTCTTTTACACTGATTTCCATAGATTTAATTTAATAATACAAAGTTATAATAAAAATATTACGCTTATCGCGGGTCAAACTCAGCAAAGTCAAAGCCATCCAGGGAGTCTTCATTAGACTCAAAGTTTATTGGGGCAAGATTGTTTTTACGCTGGTCAATAAGCTTAGACTGCTCTGTGTTCTGCTGACTTATACGTGAAGCCTTTGCCTTTTCGCGGTCCTCTTCACGCTTCTTTACAGAGTACCCCTCAACGCCATTGAGCTGCATCTGATAGCTAAATTCCTCAGCCATAAGAGACTTCTTAAACTCAGCTTCGTTACGCATTTTTTCAATCTCAAAGGCGGTCTCTGCCTGCTTGACCTGCATTTTGCCCTGGGTCTCTGCCTGAATCTTTTGCATCTGCGTCTGGGCTGCCATCTGCTGAGACTGCATCTGCATCTGGGCCTGCGCCTGCTGCTGCTGCATTGCCATCAGCTGGTCTTGCTCCTGCTTCTGCTTTCGCTTAACCTTTAAAAGTTGGTTTGCCACCTTGAGATTCTTAATCTCCCTGATGTCAATAGCGTCCTCAAGGTTGATGTCGCCCTTAGATAAAGCCATCTGAATGTTCGCCTCAACCTGAGCCCTCTGCTCCTCGTCTGGAGATACTTCAATAAAGATTCCAAAGTCATACAGGTACAAATCCTTAATCTCCTCAAGGATAGACACGTTGTACTTTCCAATCTGATTAATAAACTCCTCCTTAAACTCAGAGTATTCAAGAATGTCTGACACACGTAGGGACAGGGCCTCTGATATTGTCCGCGTCATATACAGGCTACTCTCCAGGATGTGGCGAGTTGCTGTATTCGAGTTTAGCGCTGCAAGTTTTTGTACGCCGACTAGAGAGTTGGGGTCTGGATTAGAGCCGTCGCGTGCCTCATTAAGGCCGGTGACTGCCCGAATCATCTCCATGTAGTGATTGTAGTTTCCAATTAACGCCGCCATCTTAGACTGACCAGAGTTTCCTGTCAGCTGCTGAATAGGTACGCGCGCGTTATTGAATTCTCCGTCCTGCGTATATGAACGACCAACAACGGAGCCCGTTTGAAAATACAAGCGTAGAGCGTCTTCCGGGTTGTACGCTGCTCCATTGCCTAAGTCGACCTCATTAAGTCCATCAGCGTCGATAAAAACACCATCTGGGACCATGCGCGAGATAACCTGCTGAAGCTTTAGGTGGGTAATCTGAATAAGGTCAGCAAACGGAATCATTCGACGAACCAAGGACTCAATATTACCCTTGTACATACGGGGAGCTACGGCGACATAGTTTGGCATAGAGTGCTGAGACGCAGACTTTGGCCGAACCATGTTCTCCATCATCTGCCACTTAAGCATGATGTTTGTTCCCATCACCATGACGCCCTCGTACCACACATCGATGGTTTTTTCCATCTTTGTGAACTTACCCTCGTCCATCATCTCCTGGGGAGGATTGAACGTGTCGTCCTTCTCAATTATTCTAGCGTTTCCGTCCTCAAGCTCTTTCTTCTTATAGACGAACTTTTTAGTAGTCTTATAGTTGAAGTATAAAAGTGTAGCCGTGTCGCGGTAGAAGATATCATTATCGTAGAACTGCGCTACATTAAAGTAGTCGTACCACGTCTGGCTGTATTTAGAAATGGTCTCGAGGTCCTCATTGTTTAGGCTCTGGTCAATCTTTAAGAGCTCAGTAATTGGAACTGTTTTAATCTCGCCCCAGTAAAAGCAGTCTTTAAAGTGGGGGTCTTCTGTGTAGCTATACACCACGTTGGCTGGGTCAACATAGCTAACCCTCACGCCCTCGCCGGACAAAAACTCCTGCTTTGCCATCCCAATACCGAGTACAGTCAGGTCATAGTCAACGCGCTTACGGGTGTCATCGTAGTGATTCTCCTGTAGGATTGTATTGACGGCCTCCTCTTCTGCAATTTCAATAGATGGCTTATAATTTAACTGCATGTGAAGCGACAACTCTTGGTCGTCCTCCGGCAGTTTCATGGGGTCGTTTTGAAATGGATTAATACCAAAGGCCTCAGACATTTTTGTCAGAGCCTCTCTTGCTACCATCTCGTTTTCAATTTCTCTTTGGAACTTACTACGCTTGTCTAACGACACTGCGTCCTGGGCATAGGCCTTAACGCTAAACAAGCGGTCAGACATACCATTAACAACAATATCTACAAACTTAGGAAGAATGGGTACAGGCGTCCAGTCCAGGTTTAGATAACTGAGGTCGCCATCAATAGCGAGCTCATTTTTATACTTAGCAACCGACTGCTCACCTCGCGCATAAAGGCGCAGGCGCATAAAGTCTCTTAGCTGTGAGTAGTAACGACTGGTGTTTCCATCCTTACGAAACCACTCATACTGAATCGACTGTCCAATCTGAAGACCGAACTCATCAGTGGCTTTTTCCGAGTCCGAAACAAACTGGCTTGGGAATCCGGCGGGAGAGATGTTAATAGTTACCTCTTTCATTTACTGTAGTAGTTCGCTTTGTGAACCGCGATTATTATATCTAGCAAAGTTAATGCTTATTTTTGATTGCTTTTGCTCAGGAAGATACATGTGTTTTTGGTTTGCCATTATGGCTAGCCCCGAACTAATCGTCGCGTCAAACTTTGTACGGTTGTTAATATCAAAGCGCGCCCAGTCCTCGAGCGTCCTGGTAAAGTACATCTCACCAATATCTTCAGCCTCCCTATAGGTCCCCTCCATATCTATGCCAACAAACTTCTCAATGTACGACTCCACGGCGGAGGCGTGAGACTGCTTAACATCCTCGCTAGTGTTCGGTATACCACCGAGCTCCCTCTCCGTCTTAGATAACTTGCTTAGGTGCTTGTCTGGCCTATTCAAACTAAAGCCACGGTACCCCCTATTCTTAAAGTGGTATAGTAGACGAGGTTTGTTGTTTTCCGCAAGTACCGGCATGCCATAAAATACACACGCCATTAGAACATCTTCAAAAAATATCTCTGCGGTCTGCGGTCGGGCAACATACTCTAAAAAGAAATGATTTGTTGGCGCCTCGTCCATGTGAAATTTAGTCATACCGTGAAGCGCCCCATTAGAGCCACCACCACCCACAACGCCAGAAATGTCATAAGAGTCACAGCCAAACGAACCAATATGCTCATTGCCAGGATGCTTTACTCCATTGCGTGTTATAACATTGTTTTGTAGGTTGCTCGGCGGCGTCCAAGAAATCTTGAAGCGGCCATGCTTGTCAGGCGTCCAAACAACCTTAGTGTCCTTCTCCCCATTAAGCCAGTGGAACGACCCGCGCGTAATAAAGTGCTCGGTGATTATGCTGTCATTATAGTCAATCTGCTGGTATATTTTGGTCAGATTAAAAATAGACGCCTTGCTTTCGTCCCTAAACGCGTGGGACTCGGTGCGAGGGAACTGTCGATAGAATTCATTAAGTGCGTCAGAGTCAGACTTTAACGACTGAACCTCATTGTTCCAGTAGTCAATGGCCCCAATCTTAATAGACGTCCCGTCTATGCCCATTACGGGGGACGGGGGTGTAGTAAGCACGGGCATTCCATACCGGTCAATGTACCCCTCAAAGTTCCACTCCATGGGGACAAATAATGAGTATAGGCCGCTCTTTGTCTGTCCATTTGCGCCCCGCTTACTTACGTCAGAGTCGTAGTACAGCTTCTTAAAGTTATCACCGCCCTTGTCAAGCGCGTTGGACGTGGAGCCCATCATACACTTGCCAATAACCTTAGACCCCAAGCGAAGACACGTCTTTGTAACGCGCCAGTTATTTAAAATATTGTCCGGCCTCATCCATTTCCCGCTCTCATCATGGACGAGGAGATGTAGTTTTTCCCCGTCATAGCTATTGTCCGCCGTGTTCTTCCAGTCAATAGTTGTGTCTAGCCCCTCAACGTCGTCCGGCTCAGTTTTAGACATGTTCTTTTTTGTAATCTTGGACGCCGGGACACGGTAGGCAAGCTCAGTCTTTGGCTTGTCCATGCCATCCATAATAGGCTTAAAGAAGAACGGAAGATTGCTGTTGATGGGGACGACCTTATCCGTAAACATCTTCTTGGCATCGGCCCCAGTCTTTGACAGGATGCCAACGCGAGAGTCCTTAGCCATCGTGGCTATGTTCACGGTCTCAGACGAGCCCATAAAAGAGAATCCAGAACGTCGAATCTTTAGATAGCACATACCAAAGGACCTAGAGTCTGCCTTGCATGCCTCCCAGAATATAAAAAAGATTCTATTAGCCTCCCTAAAGTCAGGGAGGCCAATGTCAATCTTTGTCCACTGTAGATATATGTAATGGGAGCCCGTTAAGTATGTTGGAATCCCGTCGTTCATAAACCAGAAACCACCCTCCCTGCGCTCGAACTCCCTTTCTATGTAGTCTACCCACCGATTTTTAAACTCAGGGGACTTTTCGTGCCACGCAAATATGGATTTTATTTTATTTAACTCAATAGGATACTCAAACGGCTCCCAGTACTGTTGCTCCTCCTTCTTACTGCGGGAGGAAATCTTCTCCGGTTCCGGCGGAAGAGCAATCATTAGGCCACTAATATTGTATATATCGCCAATGGTGCCATCTTTTGAGATGACAACAATGTCATACGTATCATCATACCCATAAACCCAGCTCTTTGTCTTATTCTTTTTCTTTAAGACCGCGTCGGGTATTACGTCATAGACAATTCCGTATATATTATTTTGCTCTTCGTTCTGCAAAACCACCCTTAGATTTAGATTCTTCAACTGGAGACTCAATTGCTATGCGCTCAGCCTCTATGCGAGCAAGAATCTCAAAGGCATCAAAGATGGCAAGTTTCTTGGTGGCGGCCGCGTTCTTAAGCCTGTCGGCGGCAAGCTCCTCCTCGAGGTCCGGCCTGATGATGTCTTCCTCCGCAACCTTAATAAGCTCCCTGACGGCCCGCTCTCCAGCCTTTATAATTTGTAATTTGATTTCATTGGTATTCATTCTAGCAAGATACAAATGTTATTGCTATTTACCCGATAAAGCTTTTCGCCTTCTATATTAAACTCATACTCGCTCTCCGGCGTAAATGCAATCTCATCGCCCTCCGATAGGCCGTGGCTCAGTAGCTCATCTGTAATGTACTTAATTTTTCCAACAAGAGGCTCCTCCGACCCGGGCTTAGTAATGTAGTAGTCCTTCACGGGAGAGGGCTTTATAAAACAATACTTCCCCGTCGTCTTCCACTGCTCTCCGTCGTAGAACAAGAAAAACTGCTCATCACTAATTAAGAACGTATCGTCCCTGACAAAGTTGTGGCTACTCCTCTCGCGCCCGCGCATGTCGTTATAGAACTTAAACACATTGTGGTGTACGACCAGAACGTCCCCCTTCTTGATGGGTCCATCATATTCAATTGGCGTCTCTACAACCTCAGCGAACCTATTAGATACCCTGTGGTCTTCCTTTGAGGAGCTGACAATAAAATCCATGCCACCGATATCTTTTATGTTATCGTATCGGCGGCCGTTGGAGGGCTTAATAATAAAGGAACGGGGGGACCTCATGAGCCACAGCCTTCGCAATCGGGGTTGTCAATGCTGCACGCATTTGGTTGTGGGGCATCCTCAAGTTGTGAAATCCAGCTGTCAAGGTTTTTGCTCATGGCGTTTAAAAATTAATGTTATACTCTATAGATATGGGCATATTGCTATTGAACTCCTTCCAAAGAAAGACTTCACTTTCGCTCTCTACCCAAATTTTTACGTGGTTGCTCTCCTTATCCACCTGAATTAAATGAATCTTATATGAGCCACCAAGGACCTCTTGGTCGACGATGTAGTGCATAGCGCTAGACTTATAGTCCGCGCCAACGGATACTTTGCGGATGTCCATTAAAATAAAATTAAACGCCTATCTGATTGCGTTGGATTAAGTAAACAATGTCCCACACGAGGGCATCTCCCCCACTGGCGGCAACCTCCATGGTTACGTTGCCTGAAATAAAAGCTGCATCGGCATAGTACTGATACACGTTGTAGAAATTTTGCGTTTCATTATTGCCCTTTGCAAACGCCATTGTGTTTGCAATGTGCTCAACGCTACCCACGCCCACCATATTAAAGTCAATGTGCGTGTTGTTTGCCATTGAAGAGGACGCCTTAAACATAACAGAAATAGAGTATGTATCATTTTCATTGATGGCTAATAATTCTCCAGATTCGCCATCATAAAACGAATACGGGCCGTATGAGGTTACAAGCGCTGAATTATTTGGCAACTGATTTGTTATTCCGTCAAGAAGCTCAAATTTATTAACCGAGTCATGCTCCCCGTCGTCATACCGGGCCCACCCAAGGACAGATGCTGACGAGGTAAAGTCAGCGATAGACTGAACAGTAAAGTTTTTTGTGGAGTTAGACGCGCTAGCATCTGTACCTATAATAATGTCAGAGCCTAGTGGGGCTACTACTGGGTATGTGCTAATCTTTGCCATCTCTTTTAATTTACTTAGACAACAAAGATAATAAAATTACGGGAGGCTCTTTCTAATTATTAACGCAGCAATGGCCAATAACAACAATGTAACAATGCCCCAAAAAGTATATCGCTGAACTCGCTGAAAACCAGACTCTCCAACAACTAACTGGGGGACGTCCACGCGGACGGTGCGTATAATTGTATCACTATCACACCCTCCATCGATTATGAGGGTGTCGTAGCTCCGCATAAGCTTGACCCGGAATCGGTCCTTGACCAAAGTAATGGTGTCCACCTGTTTTAGTATGACAGTGTCCATCAGTGCCACACCCGGCAAGACAATCGTGTCCGTCACATTGATTGTCTGACTCTTGAGAAGCTCTGGATTTTTCCTGACGGCCTTTCGTAAATGCCATTCTGCTGAGCATCCACTTAGCGTAAGGGCTAATAAAAAATAAATTAGGCATTTCATTTGTAGTTTATATACGTTGTCTTTGCGTTTTTCTTGATAGCGCGTAAAACCTGCCCCCTATTCTTTCCGTAGTGGTAGCTAACGTGCACCCAGTCAGGACTCTCCCTGTCGCCAAACTCCCATATTAACTGGTCAAACTGGAGGTTGTCTTTAATGTAGTCAAACACCTTCCTGTTGTCTTTGACATCAATGTCAGCGGCGGCCCCGTTGATAGCGCAGTGCTGAGATGTAGTGCTACCGCCTATGGCCTTATTTAGCGCGGGGACCCTTAGTCCGCTGGAGATTAGGACTGGACCAACAGCATCGCGAAGCGGTTGCAGGACCTTATGGCATAGCTCAACAAGATTCTCAAGCTGCTCTGGCGTGGGCGTATTGTCTATCCCCAGGCGCGTAGCCGTCTGGCTCTTGGTTAGCTCTGCAAGCGTAAAGCTTTTAGATAGGTTCATCCCTGCCCCTTGTATGGCTTCTTGTAGTTCTTGCTGGCCTTGTTGGCGCTCTCCTGCTTGGAGTGCTTTGCCCGCTTCTTGCTCTTGCTTACGTAAGAGGTGGTGGTTTGCGGCTTAGCCATTTACTTATTTTTTTCTTTATTTAGGAGGTGCCACCGATGGGCCGTGTACCCAATAGAGGCGACTAGCAAGATTATTTTCAAGGTTGTTTCAATCTCCGTCATTGACATAGCCAGAGTCCCGGCATTAACGGCGTATAGTTTTGCGTCGCCCACGTTCATTATTTCTTAGCAAATTTATCTAGGGA